CCCAGAGATAGAGGATAAATTTGATAGCGGGCTGATTAAAGCGGATATTACCCGTCAAAATGAGGAAATACTGTCCACAGTGTTGTTCGTCGCAAAATTGGGGCCGGATTGCTATGCCGATAAAGGGCGTTTTCCTAGTGGCCCCTGGTGCCGGGAAGGGGATTTTATCCTAGTCAGGCCCCATACGGGTACGCGAGTAAAAATACATGGAAGAGAACTACGTTTAATAAATGATGACAGCGTTGAAGGCGTTGTGTCTGACCCTCGGGGGTATGCCCGTGCTTAGTAAGAAATGGAATTATTCTGATTCCAACAGCCTTTAGGAGCCATAAATGATTGAGGAACAAGAAGAAACTTTACCTGAAGACCAAGATGCCGCAGTGGTTGAGGAAGATGCGGAAGATGATTTAGAGATTGAAGTTGAGGATGATACGCCTGAAGAGGACCGGGGGCGTGATCCTATGCCGAAGGAAATCGTTCAGGAATTAGAATCTGACGAGCTGGAAGAATACACCGGCAAGGTTAAGTCTAAGCTTAAGCAGATGAAGAAGGTCTGGAACGATGAGCGTCGGGAAAAAGAGCGGGCAGTACGGGAACAGTTGGAAGCTGTTTCGGTTACTCAGCGTGTTATGGAAGAAAACAAGCGGCTGAAAAGTACGCTTTCTTCGGGGGAGAAACAGCTATTAGATACTTATAAAGCGGCAGCGGGGTTAGAGTTAGAGGCCGCTAAGAAGGCGTATAAGGAGGCTTACGAGAGTGGGGACTCTGATAAGGTTACTGACGCACAGCAAAAAATGTCGTCGGCTAATTATAGGTTGGAGCAGGTCAAGGCGTATGTACCTACTTTACAAGCGCCAGAACCTCCCGTAGACTTTCCACAACAGGCGGCTCAACAGCCGCCAGTAACTGACGCTAAAACGAAAGCGTGGCAAGAGCGCAATTCGTGGTGGGGTTCAGACGAGGAAATGACTGGCACTGCATTTGGCCTTCACCAACGGCTATTGCGGGATAAGGGTGTAGATTTTGTCGGTACTGATGAGTATTGGCAGGCTATCGACAGCACCATGCAGCGTCGTTTCCCTGAATATTTTGAGGGGGAAGAACCCCAAAGTACTAACGCGAACGGTAAAGCAAAACCTACCTCGACGCGTACTCGAACTAGACCGGCTACTGTAGTTGCTCCTGCATCGAGAAGTACTACTTCCAAGAAAGTGCGGTTAACCGCTACACAGATAAGCCTCGCTAACAAGCTGGGCGTAACTCCTGAGCAATATGCTCGTGAGCTAGTTAAGATGGAGAGTGCAAATGGCTGATGTTGGATCAAAAACTAATGTTGGATCAAAAACTAATGTTGGAGCAAACAAGGTGCCGAGAGAAGCCGCTACACGCGAGACTTCCGAGCGCCCACAATCATGGCATCCGGCAGCACTTCTGCCTGAGCCAGATAAACAACCAGGGTATGCTTACAAGTGGATTCGAGTTTCTACGCTAGGTAAGGCCGACCCAAGTAATATCTCTTCAAAATTACGTGAAGGCTGGGAAGCCGTTAAGATTGAGGAACAACCGAAATTTAGTATGTTTGCTGACCCCGAGAGTAAGTTCAAAGACAACATTGAGGTTGGCGGATTACTGCTCTGCAAAATTCCTACTGAGTTTATGGACCAGCGTAGAAAACACTATGCTGATAAAACTAAGGCTCAGATTGATTCTGTAGATAATAATTTTATGCGAGAGAACAACCCGGTGATGCCTCTCTTTAGGGAGAGAAAATCTACCTCGTCGTTCGGTAAAGGTAATTAATTTTTTATAGGAGCTAGATATGGCTTATCCTACTATTGACAAGCCCTACGGGCTAAAGCCGGTAAATCTTATCGGTGGCCAGCCGTTTTCAGGGGCCTCCCGGCAAATGTCCATTGCGTCTGGATATGGGACCGGTATTTTTTACGGTGACGTAGTTCAGTACAAAAACGATGGTACGCTGATTATTACAACGCTTCAGGCTAATACGTCTGTTGTTCCTGGTGTTGTTGGGGTCTTTCTTGGTTGTACTTTTACTGACCCTAATTCAGGACAAAAAACTTTTAGGCAGGACTATCCTGCAAGTACTGTGGCTTCTGATATTATGGCCTACATATGTGACGACCCTAGCACACTCTTTAAGGCAGTGAACGTTACAGGTGCAACTGCTGACGGGGCAGCATCCGGGCTTTTGCCAGTAGCAAAGACTCGGGCCACTACGATTTCTTGTAATGCAGAGCTTGTGTTGAATACAGGCTTAACCTCTACAGGCAATAGTCGTATGGGCGTGTTCATCAATAACGTAACGTCTATTCTTCCGCTTACGGTTGTGGATGTTGTTGAGGACACGAAAAATAGCGACGGTGAATATTTTGAGTTTATTGTTAAATTTACTCAAGGCTACCACCGTTATCAACAAACCGTTGGCGTATAGGGAGGTAGTTAGATGACTATTTCAAGAGCACAATTACTTAAAGAGCTGCTTCCTGGGCTTAATGCTTTATACGGAATTGAGTATAAGCAGTATGGGGAGGAACATAAGGAGATTTTCGATACGGAAACCTCTGAGCGTTCCTTTGAGGAAGAAACTAAATTGTCTGGTTTTTCTGCCGCGCCGGTTAAAGACGAAGGTGCAGCGCTTTCATACGATAACGCACAGGAAGTTTATTCTGCACGCTATAATCACGAAACGATTGCCCTTGGGTTCTCGCTAACAGAAGAGGCTGTAGAAGATAATCTCTATGACTCTCTTTCGGCGCGGTACACGAAGGCACTTGCTCGTGCGATGGCGTACACGAAGCAGACCAAGGCAGCTACCATTCTTAATAATGGGTTCGCTACTGCGGGCGGCGACGGGCAACCGTTACTTGACACAGCCCATCCATTGGTATCTGGCGGAACGAATGCTAATGAGCCGAGTACGGCTGCAGACCTTAACGAAACATCTCTCGAAGCCGGGATTATTTCTATTGCGGGTTGGACGGATGAACGTGGGTTGCTTATTGCAGCTAAGCCTAAAAAGCTTGTTATCCCGCCAGCGTTGATGTTTACCGCAACCCGTCTTCTCGAGACTGAAGGGCGTGTTGGGTCGGCAGACAATGACATTAATGCTATTCGGAACAACGGATCAATTCCGGGGGGTTATACTGTTAATCATTTCCTCACGGACACAGATGCGTGGTTTGTTACGACAGACGTACCTAATGGCCTTAAGCATTTTGTGCGTGTTAAAATGTCCACCGGAATGGATGGCGATTTTGATACGGGTAATGTGCGCTACAAGGCTCGTGAACGGTATAGCTTCGGGTGGTCTGATCCACTTGGAGTTTACGGTTCGCCTGGTGCGGCGTAACACTGTGATTAAAGGGGAGCACTTGTTGCTCCCCTTTTTTTATCGTACAGTAATTTATCCCTGACAGCTGCATTGTGTGGCTGACACTAGCCAAGACAGGAGATACTCATGGCTAACACGACTTTTAATGGTCCAGTCCGTTCTGAGAACGGCTTTAAAGACATTACTGTTACCGCTGCGACTGGCGCGGAAACTACAAACAGTACCTTCAGTAACAATACGACTATCGGTGGCACTCTCGGTGTAACCGGAGTGACCTCTGCTACTGGCGGCGTTGTAGTAGGTGCGGCTAGTGGACTTCAGCTAATCTCTACGACGGTCACTACAGGTACTATTGCTGTCACAGATGACACTGCAACAGTTGTCACCATGACCCAACCTGCGGGGACTATTCTTAAAGATTTAATAGCATGGCCCGCTGGAAATCTTGTTACGGGCGGCTCTAGTGGTAACGATCTTGACATTTACATCGGTACAGCCTCTGAGGGCGAACAGCTTATGGCAGCGACTGCACTAATGGATGATGGTGGTTCTGCTGTAACTTGGGTAGCTAATACTCCTCTTTACATTATTAAAGACTCTCATGGTACCGCAGCTAATCAGTTTGCTACTACAGGAGTAGGCCCTAAAGGTGGCCCAGCTACTACGGAAGCTCTTGTTATTGCGGCTGCTTTATATAGTGCCGCTGCAAGAGCCATCTATATTACTTTAGAGCCAATCGGAGCGGATTTAGCTACTGCTGCCACAACTGTTAAATATGTTGCTGTCTGGCAGACGCTGTAATTTATTGAGCGGGGGCTTAAAAACCCCCCTCCCTTTTTAAGGAGTTCGATATGGCGATGTCCGATGTAATTGCGGTCACGATCACTGCGGATACAGTAGCTTTAGATGCAGATGGAATATCAGTAGCAGCAGCAGTCGGAAACAACGCTGCACTTGTGTTAGGCGGTGCGCTAACTTCTGGCGGTTCTGCTACTTTCAGTCATGGGCGGGTAGTTACTATTCTCTCGGCTGGGGATGATTCAGCTATATCTTTTACTGTTGTAGGTACAGATGTAAACGGGGACTCTCAAACAGAATCTATTACAGGTGCTAATGCAGGGACGGCCACGGGTGCGTCCTACTTTTTAACTATTGCTTCGATAACGGCTGTAGGCGATCCAGCAGGTAATGTAAGTGCGGGGGTAAATGCCTCTGCTGCTGATGTTATATTTGAAGGCAGGTCGAGGCTTAAAGGCATTTATTTAACTAGTACAGGCACAGCGGGTACGACTGATTTTTTGACCACTTCCCCTGTTGGCACAAGCGTGATGAAATTAAGCTCCGTTGCTAGTGCAACTGCAACTAGGGATGTAGTGATACCCGCAGAGGGCGTTTTATTTCCGACTGGAATATACATTCAATATACTGTTTCTACTTTCCTGACGATGACTGTGTTCCACGCATAGGA